GAAAACGCGTATTACAGGCGCAAGCACAAGATCATACACGACATAGCACAGTCGATAGGGCTCATATAACAAAAAAGTCGCATAAGAGCAGTGCTCTTAATGACAGATAAAGAAAGACCGGCTGAATGAAGGAAATAAATCCTTTGTTCAGTCGGTTTTTTTGTCGCATTTCGGTGCAAGCGGCTTTTTTTATTGCATTTTTCAGGGAAAACACGCAAAAACAGGCAAAAACGCGCAAAAAGCGGTATTATACGGCGCGCGCGTGCGTTGGCTCTCGTTTTTCGGTCGATAACGCATACGCCTGCGCATACGGGGGCGCGTGCGCGGCGGCAAGCCAAAAATGAAGGTAAATTGAAGTTTGACTTGTGATATGCTGAAAAAAGAAAGGACGTGTGTGTAAAATGGCAAAATTTGAGAAGGGAAACGATGCCGCGGTGAAGTATGACGGGAAATATTGCGGGGAAATGCTTGATTTTTTCCGCACGTCGTCAAAATATCCGACGTTCGAGCGCTTTGCGGACAACATCGGCGTGACGGCGCGGACCCTTGAAAACTGGCGCGATAAACACAAAAAATTCAAACACGCATACGAGCGGGCGAAAAATCTTCAGAAGGCGCGGCTTATAGAAGGCGGGCTTGCGGGGCTGTACGATTCGAGGGTGGTAAAGCTTGTTGCACTCAACGATCACGGATATGCCGACAAGGTGGAGACTGACAACAAAGTCGATTTCAAGATAGATATGAACGCCGCTTTGGACGAAGAGGCGGGATGATCCCGCTTTTTTGGGAAAAAATGACGGCGGCGACGGTTCGGGGTTTTATTTGTTTTCGCCCTGGGAGTCCGACTCTCCCGCCGCCGAGTCTCCTGTAAAGGTGAAAAGATGACAGAAACGGTAATTTTCGGAACGGCGCAGCCGAAACAAAAAGAATTTTTCATGGCTCACAAAAAATACGTTTTGTACGGAGGTGGGCGCGGCGGAGGAAAGAGTTGGGCCGTAAGAGAAAAAGCAAAGCGGCTTGCCATAAAGTGGCCCGGCATAAAAATACTTATCATACGACGCGTATATGACGATCTGCGGGACAATCACATTTTGCCGCTGATCGCGTCGCTTCCGCCGGCGCTTGCAAAATACAGGGAGATCGATAAGTCGTTTACGTTTATAAACGGCTCGCGAATAAAGTGCTCTTATCTTGATACCGAGCGGGATACTCTGAAATACAAAGGACAGGAGTACGACGTTATTTTCCTCGAGGAAGCGACGGAATTCGAAGAGAGCACTTTTGACGTTTTGAAAGCGTGCTTGCGCGGTGCAAACGATTTTCCGAAAAGGATGTATCTGACCTGCAACCCCGACGGCGTGGGATTTTCATGGGTGAAGCGGCTGTTTATAGAGAGGGACTATCGGGCGAACGAAAATCCCGAAGATTATATGTTTATACAGGCGCTCGTTGACGACAACCGCGCGCTTATGGAAAAGAACCCCGACTACGTTCGCCAGCTCGACGAGCTGCCCGACGGGCTACGCGAGCGGTGGAGGTACGGATCGTGGGACGTTCCCGAAGGACAGTATTTTTCGGAATTCCGTCGCGAGATACACGTATGCGAACCGTTTTCGATCCCAAGTGAGTGGAGACGTTACCGCGTGTTCGACTACGGTCTCGATATGCTTGCGTGCTATTTTATAGCGGTTGACAGCACGGGAGACTGCTATGTATACCGCGAGCTTTATGAAAAAGATCTGCCGATATCCGTGGCCGCCGAAAAGATGATTTCGGAGGGGCGTTCTGAAAAGATATACATGACGCTTGCTCCGCCCGATATGTGGGGACGCGAGCGGGAGAGCGGCAGAACGAGAGCCGATATATTTTACGAAAGCGGGCTCGAGATCGTGAGATCAAACAATGACAGAGAGGCGGGCTGGCTCGCCGTGAAAGAGCTTTTGAAAGTTACCGAGCGGGACGGTCAAAAGAGGGCGAGACTGAAAATATTCGATCACTGCACGAATCTGATCCGCTGTTTGCCGCAGCTGTTACGCGATCCGAAAAAGCCGAGCGACGCGCTGAAAGAGCCGCACGAAATAACTCACGCGCCGGACGCGCTCAGATACTTTGCCGTGTGGTGGATCCGCGCCGCCGAAGAAGGACCTGAAAACAGGATCGAATATACGAAGAGTTGGCTTGAAGATCTGAAAAACGCGACGAGCGAAGAGGAGCGCCTGGAAATATACAGAATACACGGCGGAAAGCCGAAAAATAGATATTGACAAGGAGAAACAATGAAAATAACAGCGGTAAACGGAGATAAACTCTCTTTTTTCGAAGACTTATACGAGCGGGCGAAGAGCAAGAGCGACGAGCAAAACGCGAAAATGCAGAAATATCTCAGTCAATATAAGGGATCGACCGAGATAGACGGTGACGGCGCGAAAAATGCGACGCAGGTGAGAAATATAACGTATGAGCTCATCGAGTCACAGGTGACGGGGTACATACCGACGCCGAGCGTTACGCCGAAGATGTCGAGCGAAAAAAACACGCGGTGCGCGAAAAGCATCGAAACGCTGCTCAAAAACAAGCGCGACGAGCTTCCGTTTGAGAAGATGAACGATATTGACGAGAGGTACAGCCCGATATACGGCGGCAGCGTGTGGCTTATTGAGTGGGATAATTCCATAAAGACGCATTCGACGGTGGGCGACGTCAGGATATCGTGCATTTCTCCGCGAAAATTCATAGGGCAGCCGAACGTTTACTCGGTTTCCGATATGGAATACTGTTTTATAGACTTCGAGACGACAAAGGAGGATATCGAGCGCAAATACGGCGTTTCTTACGAGGAGGCACAGGAAACGGAAAGCGACGAGAACGACGACGACGGAACGGCGACGCTTCACGTATGCTACTATCGGGACGAGAACCGACGCATTTGCCAGTACATCTGGTCCGGGGAAAACGAGCTTGTCGACATTGAGGACTACTATTCGCGCAAGGTGAAGAAATGCAAAAAATGCGGGAAGCGGGAAGAAATTTGCGAGTGCGACAAGCCGGAGATCGAGATACTCTCGGATGAATATGAGACGCTTGACGCCGACGTGGCGCTTTCCGACGGGAGTGTTATTCCCGCGTATTCGCCGATGATAAGGGACGGCGAGCCGGTGATGGAAGAGATCACGGTCCCGGTGGTGAGGCCGGACGGAACGCAGACGTACGGAATAGGCGAGAACGGTGAAAGCGTGCCGATGACGGAGCGTGCGCTCGTACCTAAGATGGAAAAGACGGTCATACCGTTTTATGAGCTAACTATGCTGCCCGTCGTCATACGCAAAAACACGAGCGAAGAAGACAGTCTTTACGGTCAGTCCGACTGTGAGTTCATCAGACCGCAGCAGCAGGGAATAAACAAGGTCGAATCCCGAATACTCGAGAAGATCATAAAGAGCGGCGTTTACCCTTACGTTCCCGAAGACTACGACGGGGAGTTCAGCAACGAGATAAACGAATTTGCAATCAGGGTCAGGCGCGAAAACAAGGATCTGTTCGGAAGAATAGATCTTGAGGTCGACATATCGAAGGATACGATGCAGGCCGAGCGCTTATACGACCAGGCAAAGCGCATTCTCGGAATCACAGACTCGTTCCAGGGACAATACGACGCATCCGCAAAGAGCGGCGTTGCCAAACAGGTACAGGTCCAGCAGGCGGCGGGACGTCTCGATTCCAAAAGACAAATGAAAAACGCCGCGTATGCCGAGATCGACGAAATAATATTCAAGTTTTATCTTGCGTTTGCTGATGAGCCGCGCCCGGCTGTTTACAGAGACGCTGAGGGCAACCTTCAGAACATGATGTTCTCGAGGTATGATTTCATCGAGCGCGACGACGCGGGCGAGTATTACTACAATGACGGATTTTTATTCTCGACCGATTCTTCGATAGACGTTGACAGGCAAAGGGAAATGCTGTGGTCGGAGAACAGGCAGAACTTCCAGGCGGGAGCTTACGGCGATCAGCGTGATATACAGACGCTTCTCATTTTCTGGCAGAACATGGAGCGGGCGCATTATCCGTATGCGCGCGACAACGTCGACAGGATACGGCTGCAGATCGAGCGGCTGAGGCAAGCCGCCGCGGCCGAACAAAAGATAAAGCAGCTTGGCGATGAAAACAGCGAAATGGCACAGGAGATAAGCAACCGTGCAAGCTATGAAGAATATCTTAAAAGCATGATAGGAGGACAAAATGGCGGTATATCTTAAAGGCAAGAACGGCGGATCGGTCAGTGCAAAGAAGAAAGAAGCGCCCGACAGCTACGCGGCAAACGCGAACGTTACTGCCAAGGGCGGCAAGACATACGACCAAAGGAGCACGCACGGAGGATTTTACACCTGGGGCGGCGGCAACCGCACGTTTGACGACGGATACGTTGTATATTCCGACGGCAAAGGCGGGTATTTCGGCGAATACGGCGGTCAAAGATGGGAAACGGACGGCTTCGGGAACAGGATCGACACGAGTTACGCCGCGAACGGATCTCAAAGCGCGGCTTCGGCCGTAACTGAATACGAAAACGCTCTTGCGGAAAATCAAAAGGCATATTCGGAGGCAAAAGAGACGGCATATAAATATGCGGACATGCAAAAAAACGCGACGATGGGATACGCACAACGCTCACGTTCTCTTGCGCTTGACAGCGCGGCACGTCAAAAAGAGATCGCTTATGCAAGCGCCGAAGCATATCGCTCACAGGGGGCGGCTGACGCGGAAATATCACGTCAGCGAGCCGTTGTCGACGCCGATACGTCATACAGAAAAAACCTTGCGACATACGGCGAGCGGGCGGAAGCGCTCGGCGACATGGGGCTCGGCACATCCGGATACAGCGATTATATAGCGGCTCAGGCGTATGCGGCGGCACGCGGTGAAAAGCAGGCGGCAAACGCCGCGGCGGAAAAGACGAATCGCGCGCTCTCTTACGAAGAATATTTGCAGAAAATGAACGCCGATCTTTCCGAGGAGCAGTCAAGATACAATGCCGAGGCGCAATACGAAGGGCTCAGGTACGGCGCCGAGACATCGGAGATAGAAGCAAAACGAACGGCCGATCTTTCGTACATGGCAAATGCCGCCGAAGGCCGCGAAAATCTTGCAAAATACAAGACGGAAAAGGCCGAGAGCGAGAAAGAATACGCGAGAAACGCTTTTGCATCGCTTCTTAACGCCGCGAACAACGGAGAATACACTCCCGAGCAGGTGCAAAGACTTGCTTTTGAATACGGGCTTACAAACGATCAGGCACAGATGCTTGAAGCAGCGGCAAAAAAATACACCGAAAAGACAGCCGAGGCGGACAGTGCCGTGTCATATCAGGAAATGATGAGCATTAAGAGCGACATCGACAGCGGCGCAACTTATACCGATAAAGACATCGAACGGCTCGTCAAAGAAAAGGCGGTCACAAAGAAAGACGCCGAAGAGATCGCGTCTTACAGGGACGATGCGGAAGTAAGCGAAGCGCGCACCATTGCCTCGGCGATGAAGAACGGAACGCCCGTTTCCGACTCTTCCGGAAATGCTGTTTACGTAACGGTAGGCGCCATAGCCGCGTATCTCGAAGAGCTCGAACGCGCGCATGAAAGCGGGCATATCGGAGACGATGCATACGGTGAGATAAAAGAAATGTTACCGTCGAGCGGGAAAGTCGCCGGCGGATGGTCTTTGATCTCGATTAGCGACAGGTATCTGACTTTTTCAATGTACGGCGGGTCCGATCATCGGGTGGGCGCACGCGTCGGCAAAAAAGTAGACGATACGGCAAGCACGCGTTATCTGAATAAGCTTGCGACGGGAGACGAGGAGAAAAGTCCGGATGGAAAAGCAACGGCAAGCGGGAGCGAGCGCGGCGAGAGGATAGTCGAAGCGTTCGGCAAAACATACTATTACTCAAACGGCAGCTGGCGGGAGCTTATTTTCCCGTCTTGAACGAAACAAAAAAGCAGGGCGGAAAACCGCCTTGCTTCTACATATTCAGGAAAGGATAAAAAATGTCGATACTTACAAAAAGCGGCGCTTTGAGCATTGCCGGGATCGGAAATGCGGCGCAGAGAGAAAACTTGCAGAAGGGAGCCGCGAGAGACGAAAATATTGCCGCCGTTTCAAAAGCACAGGATGAACGGGAATATGACAACGGCGGCTTTGTCGGCGGCATAGGATATCTCGGAGAAAAGATCGGCCTCGGCGCGCTCTCGTGGATGGAGGGCGCGTGGGACTTTGTAGCCGGCGGCGTTGCAAAACTTTTCGGCGCTGACGACTGGGCCGAGGAGCAGATAGCAAACGACTGGGTGAATTATAATCATGCAGACGAGTGGTTCAACCCATCGAGCGGGTGGAAGATCGCCGGCGACGTGGCACAGGGAATAGGAAACAGCTTGCCGTCGATAGCAATACACACGGCGGCGGCGATAGCGACGGGAGGATTATCTCTCGGGGCGTCGGCGGCGCTGACCTTCGGCACGTCTGCGATATCGGCAGCCGGGCAGGGCGTAAAGGAAGCATATCGCAAGACAGGTGAGCTCGGAGGAAAAGAGTGGGCGTTCGGCGCACTTTCAGGCGTTCTTGAAGGCGCGGTGGAAGCCGGCTCGGATCTGCTCGGCATCGGCACGGGCTTCATCAGGCAGAAGATCTCGGGCACGGTTGCAAAAACGGCAACGCGCACCGGCTTTTTAAGTGCCATCGGCAAATCGTTCGCGGGCGAAGCTGCCGAAGAAATGATTTCCGAATTTTTCACTCCGTATCTTGCACGCGCGACATACGATCCCGAAGCTGAAGGCGCATCTGTCGGCGATATTATTTACGCCGGAGTCGTCGGCGGCCTTTCCGGCGCCCTGATGGGCGGTTTTTCGGAAGGCGTATCACGCGTATCGAACGCCAAACTCGGCACAAAGATAGCGCAAAGCGACGCCGACGTATTAAACACGATAGACATAGCGGAGAGGATATCGGAAAAGATGCAGTCTTCCGACAAGGACGTACAAAAGAGTTATGAAAAACTCGGAGACACGGCAAAGAAACTGCGCACAGCGCTTGAGACGACGGGCGGAAAGGTAAAAACGTTCTCGCAGAGGGTCATGTTGGGAGAACTCAGCCGCGCGAGTTCGGGAGTCGTACTGTCGCAGTCCGTCATGCGCACGGCGGGAGACATAGCGGCAAACGCCGAGGCATACGCCGATATGTACGGATCGCTGTTTGTCGATTCAAAAACGGGAGAGCGCGTGGGAATAACGGCGGAGGAACTTACGGCAGGAATAGATACGACGTCGCCCGAGAGCATAAGCAGATCTCTTGATCAGGCGATCAGATCAAACGCGAAGCTGCGTCAAGTTGCAGTCATGCAGACGGCGGGTTATTTTACGCTTGACGCCGACGCTTTTGCCGACAGCATAATGAACGGCTCCGCCTCATCACGCATGATCACACAGGATGCCATCTCGCAGTTCAACGAGACGGCGACGGACGCGCAGAAAAAGGCCGTTGCCGAGGCGCTGGGGATGCAGGTGGAAGAACTTGACGCAGCGACGCCGTCGAGCCTCGGCGCACGCATGGATAAGTTTATGGAGAGCACGGGGAGCGAGGCATTCTCGCAGCGCGGTGCGCGGATAAAGACGGCGCTGTCGCTTGATGAGAGCGGTGCGAATGATCTGCCGACAAGCGCGCGGGTGATTCCCGAGGGCGCGACGCGCTACAGCGAGGGCGGCGTTGATATAGCCGTTTTCCGCGAGGGCGACAAATATTCGATTTACGACTACAACGGAGAGCGCGGGCGGCAGATGTCGCGCGAAATGGACCTTGCGGCGCTGCAAGGCATACTCCGCGAGGCAAAGCGCGCGGCGGGAGAAAATGAAATCAGCGCAAAATCAGAGTCGCGCGCCGTTATAAAAATCTTATCAGAAAACATTTCTGAAATTCCCAGCGAGACTGTTTTTGACATTTCGGAAAATGGTGTCGTGGAAGGAAAGAAAAGCGAATACATAAACGATATTTTTACAGAGCAAGGCGGATATGCCGTTAATCCGGAAATAGGGAGAGTCGAGTTATCTAAAAGTGGCGCAAAAAGCACCATATTTCATGGATATGGAGAAAGCAAGCTTTTGTCAGCGCCGGCCATAAAGTCAGTCATCGAAAAAGGAAAAATAATACACATTGAACACGATTACAAAAATTCCGGAAAAGACAGGTATATCATTGCCGGAAAAGGAAAAATAAACAATTCCGAAGTGTTTATGGGCGTTGTTTTGAAAGCGGATACCGACACAAATGGCACAAAGCGCTTTTATTTGCATGAAGTGATAGCAAAAGAAGCGACTTCACCCATCATGACGGCTACGCAAAAAGCAAACACCGTGAGTGAAATCGCTTCCAAGAACAGTATACCCGAAAAGGGCAAAAGTGTCAAGGGCTCAAGCAAAAAAATATCGACAAATAAAGACGCAACAGGTCCGAAGACGATAGCTGAGATGGTGGAAGCGGGAAAGAGCCGCCAAAGAGAAGCAGCCATTGAAAGCTTTGCCGAGGAGAACGTAAAAGGATACGGCGAACTCGGCGATGTGGCAAAGCGGGCGGTGAGAACGACGATACGGCAGGCTCGCGCCTTGGGAATAAATGAAGCGGCGATAAAGCACGCCGCCAATGTCGCCGCGCGCTCCGGCGTGAACGTGCTGTTCGACAAGGAGGCACTGAAGCTTAACACGGTGAGCGACGAGGGCGAGAGGTACGCGCTTGTCGGTAAGACAGAAGACGGACGAAGCATATACAAAACAAACTATCCCAAAGGAACGCCTGCTTCGGAAAAGAGAGATCAACTGATATCGCTTGTTCAAAACATATGGGCGGATCAACCGATAGAACTTGAAATAATCGAAAACGGCAAGGCTCGAAAAATAAGCGTATCATTTGACCCCGAGCTTTCAAGCGGGAGCGATCTTTCAAAAATCGCATTCGGAAACAAAAAAGGCAATGCGTCAGAAAAACGCATTACTTTAAACTTGTCTTCGGATTTCTATCAGATAGCGGAGAACTCGCAATATGTTGGAAGCAAAAAAGGAACCGGCAAAAACACCCTTGCACACAAAGACGTTACCGATTGGCATTATTTCATAACAAATCTTGTTTATGAAGAAAATGACACAAGAATCGATTGCCACATGAGCATTGACGTTAAAGAAAAGGCAGACGGAAACTATTTCTATTCATTTGCAATAGAAAAAGGAACTGCCCCACAGACTTTACTTGCTGTGGTCACGAACGATGCCGCAACAGCTCCTATTGATAGTATATCGCAAAATTCGGATTTGTCAACAGGAAATTCGAAAGAAAATCTTGACAATGCAAAAGCGCTGAAGCTTGCCGCCGCGGAGAAATACGCCGACGGTGCGTATCTGAACGGGAACATATACATAAACCCCGAGCTTTCAGAGGCGCGCACGGTGGACGCCGTGCTGATGCACGAGCTGGCGCACGCGCTGACGGGGCAGACTTCGGCTCGCGCTTATGCGAGCATACGCCGCGATATATTCGGAACACTCAAGGCAACGGACAAAGAGGCGGTGAAATATAACGGTCTTATGCTGAAAGAGGCATGGGACCATACGACTGCCGAGACTAAGCAGGCGATAGCCGAGCAGTACGGTATATCAGAGGTGAATCTCAATGATATGGCGTCAAACGACAGTGTGTTGCTTGACGAAATATGGGCGCATTTTGCCGAAAAAATGTACGGCGACAGCGGTGTATGGGAATATTTTCTCGGAGAAGACAAGAACATAAGTAAAGACGCCGTGGCGTACTGGTACGAGGCGGCGCGTGACTATATGGGCGACGAGACGATGGCGCGGCACGCCCGCGGCTTTGCGCGCAAGTTCAAAAAGATGTTCGAGAAGATCGCGGAGAAGAACGCCGGCTCAAACGGCGCCGCGATGATGGGCGCGAGAGTCGGCGACGATGATAAAGAAATAAAAAGAGCTCTGACAATAGAGCTCGGGGACGTAAAGAACATACGAATTATTGCGGCGGCGCACGGCGGTGAGCGCGTGAGCATAAACGACTTTACGAGCGAAGACATTCAAAAAGCGGAAAAGTGGGCGAGAAAGTTTTATTCCGAACTCGGAACAAAATCCCCGTTCTTCCGCGCGTGGTTCGGCGACTGGCGGGCGTATGATACGACTAAAATAAACACGGTCACGGTAGATACGATAGATATTGCCGATGTTGTTATGCAGAACGGCAATTATGAAATCGACGATACGGGATGGACGGTGTATGCAGGTCGAACGCTTAACAAGGAAACGGCGCACTATGCGGGGCGAGAAAAGATTTCAGTAAAAGCACTTACTGCTGTAAAGGATATCTTAAAAAACGCGGTGCTGCTTGACACAGAGATATCAAACCCCAATTCAAAAAACAAGTCGCCTAATACCGCATTTATGCACAAACTATATGCGCCGTTCATATATGACGGGCAAGCGTATGTTGCAAAAATTGCAGTCGAAGAATTCTACAACGAGGGAACAAAAAATGCAGATAGAAAAGCGTATCATTTGCAAGGCATAAAAATAGAATCTGCCGGCGGGCGCTTCGCGGTAAATACCGTTCTGACACCAATGCCAGGCACAGATTCTATAAATAGTATATCCGATTTGTTTAAACTTGTCAAGACTTATGACAAAGAATTTCATCCGAAAGAGGTAAATGCCGCTTTGCTGAACGAAGACGGCACCCCGAAGGTGGTGTATCACGGAACGGCAAGCGATTTTTGGGCGTTCGATATAAGAAAAAGCAATGATAAAGCCGGGCGCCTTATGGGACTCGGCGCCGGAAAAGGCAAAATATATCTGACCGAATACGAAGCGGGAGCGCGTGCCGCGGCAAGCGGTGCAGCGGCGAGAACACGCGGAGGATCGGAGCGCGTAATGCCGCTTTACGTTTCCGCAAAGAAGGTGATGGAACGGGCAGAATATAATGAATTGCTGAAATCGGCGTACGAAAAATATCCGGGAAGCAATCCGCGCGAAGAAGGATACGATTACACGCAGCGGGACAAAGCCATACGTGATATCGACAGGCAAATCCAAAAGCAGGGATATGACGCCGTTTTTGACAAAGAAAGCGGCGAGCTGTTTGTTTTCAATCCCACGCAGATCAAGTCCGCGACGGACAACATCGGCACGTTCGACGGCGGCAATCCGGATATACGGTATGCGCGAAAGAAAAAGCTGAGCGACGAAGACAGAGCGAAAATAGATGAGCAGCTCAAAGAAGCTGTTTCAAGAGGTGAATCTGTAAATCTACGCGTTTCTGAAATGTCAAAGGTGCAGCGGGAGAAGCTTATAGCCGACGCGACAAAACCGTTTGTTTACAGCAAAGCAACGGTAAAAGAAGTGACGGACAACATTTGCGCCGAGCATTTTTCCGGGGTATTCGGCGACGCTTACGTTGACTATCAGATGAAGGTGAGCGGACGCGCAAAATACGAATTTTATAATTATCTGGCCGAAAAGATGAACGGCGCGAAGGCCGGGACGCGCAAGGACGTGGCGCTTGAAGCCGCCGACTTCATACTTGAGCGCGTGGCGCTGCGCGAAATTCTCAGTTCAAACGAAGGGTTCACGGAAGAACTTGAAAGAGCCACACGCATTATATCGTTTATGCGCGGATACAAAAACGGATTTGCACTTGATGGCATAAAGGGAGAGATAAACCATAAATTCGGCGCCAAAAACGGCGTGAATATGCGCTGGGGCTCCGCTGACGGTGTGGCCGTCGACGTGGCGGCGCGTGCTTTCATGGAAGAGACCGGCGAGAGACTTATTTCCGAAAATGAAGCGGACCTTTTCTTTGAAATGCTCGATAAATATGATAACGCAAGAAAAGTTCTTTCGACAGAGGCGAGAGAAGCGATGCTTGCCGATTTCAACGGAGAGGCAGGCGTTGAAGAAATTCGCCAAAAGGTAAAGGAAGACGTGATGGCGGCGTTTGATAAAAATGACCCTTCAAGCTTGCAGAAGAGCTTTGACACGCGGCTTGAAGAGCGGATGACAAACGAAACGCGCAAAAATAAGATACGCAATTCGATAGCAAAGCGCATAACGGAAATTAAAAATCACAAGATCGTTTCCGCCGATAAAAATGTTGACGCGATGTTTTCCGAGTGGATAAAGGATCTTTCAAAGCTCGAGTGGCGCGGCGGTCTTCGCTCATCAGGAATGACCGTGAGAAAGATCATATCGAAGATCTCCGAATTCTATAACACAAAGAACGGACTGCTTTATTCGGAAGACGAAGGGCTGAACTACATTGATACTACCGTTGTTGATGCCATTGAGCTTATAAAAAGCGGGCTGTATGAAAACGAAACGGAAGCGAACGCTCGTAAGGATAATAAAAGGCGCGCCGATACATCCGAAAACGCCGAGACGAGATATTTCAGCAACGCCGATCTCTCTCTTGAGGAGCTGCAGGCGGTGGACGTGATCGTCGGCGCCATGTCGAACCTGTTCAAAACGTATGACACGATAACGCTTGACGGCAAACAAGCGAGTCTTACCGAAACGGTAAAGAGCGGGCTTGATATTATAAACAAAACCGACAAGATACAAAGCGGCGGGCTCATAAGGAAAATGTCCGCGGCTTTCAAAAACTATTTCAAAGCCGCCGTTGAGCCGAGATCTGTAATACGTTCCATAGAACACTACGATCCGAACGGCGTTTTGACGCGGGTATTTGATGAAATAACGAGAGCGGAAACCGAGGCGGGATGGACCGAAATGAATATGCGCCGCGACATCGATGAATTTTTCAACGAAAACAAAGGATATTCAAAGCGGCTGACGTCCGAAAAAGTTAAATGCGGAATATACGAGCTGACGGTGGGACAGGCGATCTCGCTTTATGAAACGTCAAAACGCGAGCAGGCGCGTGCGGGACTTTTCGAAGCGGGCGTAACATATACGGACGCGAGCGGGAAGAAGATCACGGCTCGTGTTTTTCAGAACGACATCGACGCGATGTACTCGTCAATGACAGACACCGACAAAAAATTCACGGGGCTTGTCGAACGGTTTTTTGCGGAATCGTCCAAAATCAAATCCGAAGCCGACATGAAAATAAACGGATATACGAATACCATCGACGGATTCTATTTTCCGATACAGCGCGACGGGATGAGCATTTATTATGACGTTTCAAACACAAAATCGATAATGAAGTCGATACAGTGCGTATATAATTTTTCGTTCAACAAAAACACCGTTGAGGGAGCGAAGAACGCGATAGCTTTAACAAACGTTTGGGAAACCGTCGCCAAGCACGCGAGACTTCTCTCAATTTATGCAAACATGACCGTTCCGCTTAAGACGTTTTCACGCGTGTACAGCAAAAATACCGGCACGTCGAGCGACGTCATGAGCATAAGACGAACGGTAAACGAAGATATATGGGACGGTGCGGACAAGTATTTTTCAAATCTGATGAACGATATACAGGGCGCTCGATCAAATTCGGGCAAGGCGGGCGAAATCATTTCGAAAATACGATCCGCATACGCAAAATTCCAGCTCGGCGCCAATCTGAAGGTGATATTCTCGCAGACCGCGTCTTTGCCGACGGCGGGAACGGTGATCGACTTCGGCAGCATCTCCAAGGGACTTGCCATGGGAAAACCGAATTTTGCCGAAATGGACAAATACTGTCATTTTGCGGCGGTGAG